TTTATCGAATCAAAATCAAGTTCGGTAATCGGCGTTTTTGGAGTGGCCATCTTATCTTATCCTTTCTAAAATTACATCGAGAGTTATTGGTCGGTCGACGTTTCGTATGTAAAATTCTATTAAAACTCTAACAGTATTATCGTCAAATTCGCTTGTTGCAGTAACATTTATAATTTCTGCGCGTGGCTCATAAGTTGCTATAGTATTTTTACATCTAGTTTCAATTGTTTTTAACACACCTGGAGTAATGTTTTCAAATAGTAATTCACGTATTCCGCCACCTATAAATGGCTGCATAAGTCTTTCACCAGGATCTGTTAAAATCAGATTCTTTAAAGATTGTTTTACAGCGTCTTCGTCTTTTAATAGAGCTAAGTCTTTTGAAATAGGACTAATTCTTAGATCTTTATGAAAATCTGCATACAAATTCGGCTTTTTACTTATCGGTGTTTTACTAATTATCGTCATCTAGGTATATCTCTTATGTCTAAATGTATGTGCTTATCATATATTACAATGTATCTAAAACCAGCAGCAATAGCTCTGGTCTTAAATTCTTCAACTTTCTCATCACTATTTAAATTAAAGTTGTTCTGTATATCTATAACAAGCCCACTTAAGTGGCTGCTTTCAGGCGAACCTTTTATTTTATCGTTATATTCTTTATTAACCCAACCTTTGGTAATAACGATTTTCTCACCTAGCTTCGACTGCATCCTCGCAAGATAAACTTTTACATCTAAATCAAGATGAGTATAAGCAGGTAATCCTATACCATAATCATCTTCTTTAAAACTCTTTGCATCTGGATCTAAGCCAAACCTTGAATCTGTGCCCTTTAAAACAGCCATACAAGGCGGTAAGTCTTTATATTCTTGAGCAGTAATCTCTTTTACAACTATTGCATCTTCACCGGTAGGAGTTCTGAGTACTTGTCCAGAATCGCCTTCCCATACATCCCTTAGACTATTTATAGTCGCACGTCGCTCTTCTTCAGAAAATCTTACACCTCCGTTACGAATTGCTGTAGATGTATTCATATTTCCAATGGTTTGTAGTCTTTGTACTACTCTTTGATAACGATTACCGAAACTATCTAATGGATTTTTAATTTCTCTAATAAGAGCTTCAACGTTAGTAGCAAGTGCACAGAACCTATAAACTAAGAATTGTACTGTTTCTAAATCAACGTTTTCAAATAAACCTAATGCATAATCCATAAAGTTTTTAAGTTTATCTTTAAGCTTTTGTTTTTCCTTTTCTGTCATCTGATTACACATACGTTCTTTAAGTGTCATAACTCTTTTTGTATGCATACGGTTGACATTTGTTACAGCGTCTGATATAATACCTACAGGATCAAAGTTTTCAATAGCAGCCATAATGTCATTGAACGTTTCTACTATAACATTAATAATCTTAGTTCGTATTTCTTCAAGAAGCTTGTCGATAATCTCCTCTTGAATTAATGTTTTAAATCCATCATAGTCTCTTGGTATCTTATTATAAATTGCTATAGCGTCTTGGATTAATCCATCAACTACACCTATTAAATCATAGAACGCATCTATTTGATTAAAGATATTCTTTAGACTATTACAGAAACCACCTAAAATACTTTCAGCAATACCGCCGTTATAATAATTGTTTAATTCTAAATTAAGCTTTGAAAGATTGTTTTGATTAATTAAACCATCAGCTGTGTAATTATATGCTTCCATGAAATCTGCAATTTCAAGGTTTGTAATATTTCCACGATCCCATCTTGCAGCTAAAGCATCACCAGCATTACTACCTATTCTATTGCGCCACGTAGTATTAATATAATCTACAGCAGTATAGAAATCATCTCCATATCTATTAACAGCAATTTTAATTGGATTCTTATCTGCTTCTTGTAATATATTTTTAGCAAGATCGTCTGCGAATTTATCAACAGCTGCTAGGGTATATTGTCCATTAACAGAGATTGGCTCTTGCGCAAGTCCTTGCCTATTAATAAATGTTTGATCTCTTGTATCCGTGCAACTAGCCATTGAAATCTCCATCTGCTGAATCATCTAAAGGTGAAATAAATCCAAGAGCGTAACCTAATGCAAAATAACCTTTTGACACAATTGTTTTTGCGTAGCTTGCTGGTTCTGGCATCTGAATACGAGGTAGTCCTAAACCACCACCTGGTAATGGATTAATACCTGTCAACACACTAAATGGTGAAGTTAATACTGCTGCAGCAAAGAGTGGTCCGTTTCCTGTAGGATAAGCCCAACCCGAAGTCACACCAGGTAATGGTGCAGCTACTGGAGTACTTATTGCAGCAGGAACTAATGCAGGTATAGTTACAGTTGGTGCTGCTATTGCTACTAACCGGCCGGCGCCAGGTGCACACGTACTTCCAGGTGAAGTACTAGTTGGTAATGGCGCTGCTAGTGCTGCTGTATTAACTGCACCGAAATTACCAGTTGTGGCTGATAGTGTTGTTGCTAATAGTGCAGCAGTGTTTACTGCTCCTGCGTTCCATATTCCACTGAATGAACCTGTCACAGATGTAAATTGACATGCTAACGCGTTAACACTAAATCCAGCAACACCAGCACCGCCTGATAAAGGTGTAGGTGGTATTAAACCAGCAGCATTATTAATAATATTAGAACCAGTTAAATGAATATCCATTGGAGTGGTTAATTTAATTGCTTTATTTGAATATATGTCAAACGTATTTAAAGCAGTATTTTTAATATTTAAAGCTACTGAATTGATTTGTTTTTCTGCTTCAATCTGTACTTCGTTTTTACCGAATATTGTAACTCTATCTGCATTACCTTCAAGCTTAATATTAGCACCACGCATATTGAAATGATTACCAACATTATAGAACGAACTACCGCCTATAGATAACTCATGTTCACCGTGAACGATTTGTTTATAATCGCCCATGATTTCTTCTGTTTTATTTCCCTTAACATAAACATGAGAATTACCGTTGATCGTAACTACATTATGAGCTGATGATTCGTGTTTAGTTCCTATAGTAACTTCGTAGCGATCGCCATCGGCACGTTCTTTAACTGAGCCAGTAGCGTCTATTTCAATATAAGAACCAGACATGTGATGTATATGAATTCTTTCTGCGCCAGGAGTATCATCAATTTCTATACTATGGCGTGCTGTTTCTATAACACGGTTATGAGGATATTTTGCACCATATGCAGGTGGTGGTTCGTCCCAGGTTAACTTTGAGTCTGCAATCTTTTGTTTTTCTATTGCGTTTGAAAATTGAGGTGTTAAATAAGTTGCGTCAAGATCTTCTGCTCTTCCTAATCGGCTCATTTGTGTCATACCAAAAGATTCGGGATCTAAACCCTGAGCTCTTAGTGGTGCGTCATCGCCAGGAACAACTCCCCATTTGTCTTTGTCTGGATCGTGCTTTTCAGTATACTGCGCTGGTATTAATCCCATTATCATTGGATGTTGTGCTTCATCACCATCTAAAAACATACCAAATACAAAACTATTTAATTTTGGGGGTGGATTGTTTGGTTCGTAATTACCAGCTACACATATAGCCCAAGGTAGTGCTGCAGTAGGAATTTCTTCATCTGTATTTTCACCATGCACACCAAATGCGCGAACTTGAACACGGCCTTGTTTTGTTGGATCATCATTATTTTCAACCACACCAACAAACCACATCGGATTTGATATTCCCATTCCTCTACTCATTACTATACTCCTCCCTTGGTATCACTTGCTGCATCACTCCACCCAAATTTATATAAGCGCATTGCAGTTTGTAATTCCCCATCACCAATATTATTTTCAATAGCTATTATTAAATACCTTCCACTCAATTGTTTATTATTTTGTGATTGATTACCAGCTGTCATTTCTTTAATATTTAATTTAACAATATCACCAGCTTGAAGATCTAAGCGTCCTGTAGTTACAGCACTTATTTGTGTTGCAGCTGCGTGGAAAGCAAACATATTTCTTTTAGCTGCTAAATCTCTAAAATTAGTTTCAGGCCTAAATGCTCCTACTAAATTTCTATCAGTATATTCTCTAATAATCATCCACTGCTTTGCATTTTCTTTTGTAAATGTGTCAGTCATGAATTTTTCTGTATGAATATCTGATCCTAACGACGCAGTCTTACCACCAACATCTTTAAATTCTTTGTAATAATCTTTATAATGGTAATTAAATCTCTTTGCTGTTCTTTTTAAGATATCAACTTCCATTACAGTATTTGAATAAGCACCACCTGCTAATTCTGCTCCAACATTAACACGTTGGCCTTGCACAAAATTGCTTAATGTTTCTATTTGTTCTCTAGGTGCAGCACCGTCTAGTTCAACAAAAGGATTATAGGTTAGTGCCTTTGGTTTATTCGCGCGTCCGTAAGCATATAACCATTCATCACTTACAAAATAAAATCCTTTGTATGTTTCAAAGAATCTAAATAAAGATGATTTAGATCTACTAGATCCAAACGCTCTACGAGCAACAAAACCAATTGCTTCTGTTGGCATATAGTCAGGTATAGTAACAGTCATGTTATTATCCGACTCTTCGATATAAACTTTACGACCTTTGTCTGATTTTAAACTGAAAACTTTTGTATTTTCGGGTAATACTTCGCCTTCTGATGCAGTACTTGGTGTGATATTAAAAAATATCTGTGGTGAAGCTTTATTTAAATTTTTATCAGGGCCGTAATAGTTATTAAAAATGTCTTGTACTATTGTTGAAGCTTTTTTATTAGCGTATGATCTAATAACACTTCTTTTACCTGCTTCATAACTTGCTTTTGAGATCCAATGGAGTGTGTAACTAGCACCCTTTGTATCAGGAGTTGGTTCGACACCATCAATTTTATAAATTTGACATTCTAAACTAACTTCTGTTTGCAAGTCATAACAGTACATAGTTAATCTTAATACTTCTTCACCGCGTAGTGGAGCGTTCTGCAATAGACCAACATTATCTAAAATATCTATACTACCATTTAAAGAAAGTTGTTCAATGCTTTGGCTCATACGGAAATTACCAATCATAAGTGATACATCATACTCACGCTTATTTTCGCCGTCGTATGGTATCAACTTTGCGGTTTTTATTTCGCATCGCGATGGATTAAAAGCTTCATTAGCCATATATTTTATTCACTAATTGTATTAACGAATTCTTTTGTAATTTGAGGTAGAAAGTCTTTATCAAATAAGTATATTTCTTTCTTATTATCGTTAAGTGTTTCTTCGTACTCAAAAATACGGTATGGTTCCCATTCTTCGGGAATGATTCGTTTAATAATAATTTTCTGCCCTAGCTCTGTTCTCATAATGACTCTGTCTTCTCTACGAAGATAGATCGTACGAAACGATTCGGGCGCTAAAAGAATTTCGTCTACTGCTGCCATTTGTTATACCTTTTTCACATAGAAAATGATGTTATCGTCATTGCCTGGATCTCGTGTCCAATCAATCACGTCTTCTCCAACTTCACCAGATTCTTCTGTGTATTTTTCAACTATATAATCGTTGAATGTTTGTGGATCCATTGGCCATTCATGGTATGGATCAATTATGTTATTTGCCATATAAACAAGCCAGACATAATCAACTGACCCATAATAGAAGTGAGCTACCTCTTCAGCACGTTCTCCTTCTGAAACTGTATAAGGATAATAGATATATGGATTATTACTTAATGCACGAACAAAACTACTTCGGCGTGATATATCTCTTATTCTGCGGCCTTCATATTCTATAATTGGGAAGTTTTCAAAATATTTCATTATTGTTTTGCTCCGCCTGTTTTTGCTCCGCCGTCTAATGGATAATCATCGCGAGTATGTATTTGTACTTCGCTGAATGATATGCTTAATGTAACTGCAGCAGGAACACCACCTTTAATAATTTGCGGCATACCACCCCCTCCACCGTAATCAACAGTAACATTACTAATCATACATCTTTTAAACTGTTGGAAGTGTGACTCTTGTACACCTAATAAGTTTAGAGTAACAATACTAGGATATTTTAAGAATGCTCTACCTAGAGATGGAACATTTTCAACTCCTTCTGTTTCGGGTAATGACTTATTCTTTAAGAATTGAACGATTTTTCGTATTTGTTCTGTGTCAGCTTTATTAGAAGGAAATAAATCCCAACTAAATGTATAGTTCTTTAAATCTACACCAGTAAAACTTAATGTCTCTTGTGGATTAACTACTCTTTGATTTATTACACCAAGTGTTCTAGATAAATCACCACCAATAATATTACGTCCTAAGTAACTAGCGATCGCTGTTGCTTTATTAGCTTCGATACCACCCATCTTTTCAAGGCCTGCAGTAATTGCAGCCATTGGATCATTAAAGAAGTCTTTACTTCCAGTTTTAACTGAATCTAAAGCACCTCCAATTGCCTCCTTCATATTTCCCAAAAAGGCTGAGCTAGAATCTCCTGCTAAACTGGATAAACCAGAAGCTACGCGTTCATATAAAAAATCTCTTTCAAAACTTTGTACTCTAATACCTTGAGAATCTGATAGTGCTCTTGGAAAAGGTAATTCAAGTGCTGAATGATCTGAGATTTCTGCAGTAGACGAAAGGGACTGTATAAGACCTAAATTTTCGTTCTGTGTAAATTTTACGTCTGCACCTTTACCTTCAGAGTTAATACTAGCAATGTACTTATTGTAATCGTAGTCAGCAAATTGTAGTAATAGACCGTGAGGCATAGGCTTAGACGGGAAAGACAAATAGTTCCCACTTAAAGCCTTACCAGCGTTTTTTCTTCTGTTCTTAATTATTTCAGGTCTAGAACTCATAGTTACTTCCAGCCATAGTTATCTCGTTGTAATAAATAGTAATTGGACATTATAGATTATTTATACAGGATTGACAAATTAGTTATGGCATATAAAGGTAAGTTTAAACCAAGCCGCCCGCAGAAATATAAAGGTGATCCTACTAGGATTATTTATCGGTCTTGGTGGGAAAGAAACGTTTTTTCTTGGTTAGATAAGCATAAAGATGTAATATGGTGGCAATCTGAAGAAGTAATTGTTCCATATAGGTCACCAATAGATGGAAGGATGCATAGATACTTCCCAGATGTGGTTGTCCATAAACATGATGGGCATGGTAAAACACAAACAATCATGATAGAAATTAAACCGTATGGGCAGACTTTACCACCTAATCCATCGAATAAGAATAAAACACCAACAGGTAGGGTATCAAGAAGATATCTAAACGAGGTTAAGAATTATGGTATTAACAGCGCTAAATGGAAAGCAGCTCGATCCTATTGTGCTGACCGTGGTTGGAGCTTCGTTATAATGACAGAGAAAGATGGAATAGCAGGCAGATAAATGGCAATAGAATATAAAAGTCTTTTCGAAGAAGCAGAAAGAGTTGCTAAAGGCAAATCAAAAGGAGTATCTGTATTTTCTGATATACTTGCAAAAGGTATTAGAAAAGGAGAAGTACCAGCTCGTTCTACAACAGCTCGAACATGGTATCGTAATGCTGCAAAGGCAGTAACTAAAACTGGTACTGGTTCTTCTGGTGTTTCTGGAGCTGCTATGATTAGTACAGCTTCACAAGAACGTGGCAGATTAGTTAGTAATATGGAACCTGGTGATATGTACACATTTGCGTACAATCCTAAGCATAAAGCTACATTACCATATTATGATAGATTCCCGCTGATTTTCCCAATAAATAAGGTTAAGGGTGGTTTTCTAGGAATTAACTTTCACTATTTACCACCATTGATGCGCGGCCAATTAATGGACGCATTATATACAGTCACATCTAATAAAACATTTGATGAGACAACAAAATTAAAAGTTAGTTATGAATTATTGCAGAGTGCTGCAAGATTTCGTTTCTTTAAGCCAGCATTAAAAATGTATTTAAATAAACAGATGCAATCAAAGTTTGTTTATATTAATCCAACAGAATGGGATATCGCGTTATTCTTACCGTTGGCCAGGTTTGAGGGAGCTAATAAACAGAAAGTTTATGCTGACTCAAGAAAAACGATACAGGGATAAAACATGTCATTTAGTATTAGCAAATTTAAATCAACGATGGATAAGTATGGTGGTCCTGCCAAGGCTAATCTATTCGAAGTAACTATAGCTAAATATCAAGAAACTAATTCTGCTATTGATCCTTCTACTGAATTTTCGTTTTTCTGTAATAGAGTTAACTTTCCAGGTATTGGTGTTGAGACAGGTTCAATGACAAACGTTGCTCAACTACCAACAACATTTCCTCTTAGTATGACTGGTGCACCTATAAATGCAACCTTTATGATTGATAGTAATCACGAAATGCTTTCGTTCTTCCATAATTGGATTCAAAGAGTAATGAATTATAGTACTAAGACTGGTGCTTATGGAGCAGTTGCAGACTTCGAAGACGGTGGAATTGGTATGTTACCATACGAACTTGGTTATAAAGACGAATATGGATGTAGAATGTCTATTAAACATTACTCTACTGAAAGCGTCGGTAAAAACGATAAGTACTATGAAGTTGTATTAGATAACGCTTGGCCATATCAAGTTTCAGACATGGGAATGGACTGGGCACTAAACGACCAATTTTTAACTATAGATGTAACCTTTGCGTATGACAGAATACATTACTCTGGCGATCGCCTAGGCAACCCATCAAACAGATTACAAGGCGGATTACTTGACACACTATCTGATTTAGCTAACTTCGTAGATGTTACTAAATCAACATTAAGTTCGGGTAAACCAACAAGCATCCAAGATGCAATTAACAAACTAAGTCGTGTTCGTAATTCATATAACAACATTGATGCTTTCTTTGGAGACTCGGGCAAAGGTGTTTCAGAACCTAAACCACCCAAACCACCCGGTGGTTAACCACCCAAAATTACACCGAGTTTCGAAACAAAATTATATAATAGGAGAAATACATAATGGCATTACCAAAAATTGATATTCCAATACAGGAACTGACGCTACCATCTACTGGTGAGCGAATTAAATACAGACCGTTTTCGGTTAAAGAAGAAAAGATTTTATTAGTTGGACAAGAAAG